CGGATATTTTGACGGGGGTTCACTTGTCAAGGTATTCGTTAGCTGTTCGTCGCCGTTAGTTTCATAGTTTTAGGATTCCTCGGCATAAGTTCGAGGGAGTCCCATTTCTTCGACTGAGAAAAGTGCTCCGGATTGGCTGCCGGAGGCTCTCCTTATTGGGAGAGTGCTACACACAGCCCCGCATGTTCTCCAAGAACGATGCGGCCCCCACCCCCTGTGTCAAGTGCAATGGTGAGGAGTTGAATCAACTGCGCCAGCACTTTGACAACTCTGATGTGGAGTTTTGGGTTTATTCTGTCACTGCCAACAATTGTTGCGATCGTTGTGATTGCAGCGAGAGGAGGTCTCGTTGGAAAGAACAAGCAAAAACTTACACGCTTGAGATTATGTTCTTCCTTTGCGGGTTATCCATCTTGCTGCATCATTATGGTTTTTACCGAACGATCGTTATTTGTTGGGTGGCATTTTATTTCCATACCCAAACATCCAACGTGGCGCCTTTCACCACGGTTGACGTCCCCATTCCGCTTTCCACGGTTGGGGTTGTTGAACGGGCTGTTGAGGCATCACGTATCGCGAGTAAGGGTTCCGATTTCCGTGCTCATGGAACGTTCATCAGTCATTTGACCTTATTGGAGTGCCCAGAGATGATGAAACAATCATTATGCTGCTGGGCGCCCAAGGCCATGATTGATTTCAGTCGCGAGCAACGCGGCGCCACGCGGAAATATCGGAGAGGCAAGCTTTACTGCGAATCAGAGCCCGTTCCATTTGAGGTTGGAACAGAGAAGGTTGAGGTTATGAGTACTCCTGCCCCCAATGGTGACTGTGAAGACGGTCAGTTGAAGGGCACTCAACTCCCAACAGGTGAAGAATATGGGAAGGAGACTCGTGTAACTGGTGGCGATCATACTCCAGTTGAGCCAGCGGTTCTGGCTCACCAGATCGGCCCAGATTTAATCCCAACTGAGGTGTTTGAGAGTTCCGTCAACAATGTGAAAGCTGGTTTGGCTAAGAGAGTTCAACCGCTGCCGTTTATTGCTGATAAGCACACCATCCGAAAGATCGAGAATGTTGTCACGAAGATGATCAAGGAGGTGTTTTCAGCTGATAAGATTAAGGCCTGGCGAGAAGCGAATCCTGATATTGATGAGTTTAAATCGAGGAAGTGGGATTCGAATCGTTGGGTTCAGGCAGTTGAGGAGGCATTGAGTGACACCAATGCCCGGATTGAACAAACGATCCAGATTAAGACAAACGAAGCATTGCCAGCTAAGGGCAAAGCACCGCGCCCTATTATCCAATGTGGAGATAGGGCTCAGGTTATGATGAGTTTGCCCATCAAGTGCTTTGAAGATTTGCTGTTTGATTATTTTGAATCAGCAAGCATTAAGCACATTGATAAGCTTGGGGCTATGAAGCGGGTTGCATCTCATTTGGCTATGAGGAATGCTCATATAGTTGAAGGAGATGGTTCCGCTTGGGATTCTTGTTGTAATCCCACTATTAGGGGTATGACTGAGAACAGGGTGATTAGGCATATCATCGAGGTTCTTGGAAATGATCCCCAAGTTCCCAAAGCATGGATGGATAAGGTTATGGCCGATATGGATAAGAAGTTCATTAAAGGGAAGGTGAAGGTGCGAGACTTCGCCAATACTCCTTTTAAGGTCATGATTGATGCCATCAGGCAATCAGGTCATCGGGGCACGTCTTGCCTTAATTATTTCATCAACCTTGTTTGTTGGTTGGTGGTTTTGTGCAAGAATCCCGAGGATTTGATTGGGAAGCGTAAGGATGGAACCCTGCATTTCAAATACATCTCGGCTCGAGATGATAAGGTTTATATCCTCAAATATGCTTTTGAGGGTGATGATTCTGCTATTTCCACAACTGAGGATTTGTCAGTTTATGCTGAACAGATTGAACGGTTGTGGACCAAGATGGGGTTCAGGATGAAACTGGTTTATGTTAAGGATAAGATGACATTCACCGGTTATGATTTCCTGGTTGGGCCTGAGGGGCCGACAGGAGTCATGATTCCTGAAATTGCCCGAAATGTGGCATCCAGTTCTTGGACCACTTCTTCTTTGGTTAAGCAGTTTCCTCATAAGAAGCATGAAGTTGGGATGGCAGCGATGTTGGCGCGTGCACAAAATTTTAAGGATTGTGGCGCGTTCAGTCGTTATTTTGCCTCAATCGGTTTAGCTCATGCTAAACATTGTGGGGACAGGGGTGTGGAGGAAGCTGAGGCTTTGAACCTCGGAATTCAGGAAGTGCCTTCTGTGGTTAAAGAACTGCAGGAGCTTTATAGCAGCGCGGCGGTGATGGAGCCAGGTGTTAGAAAGCTTGTTGAATCAGCTTTGAATGTTCCGTTCACAGCTGAGGAAGAGCTACGGCTTCTCACTGTTGATTTTGCAGGTGAGCCATGTTCACTGGTTGAAGCTCGTCGGGTTATGCCATTTTCAATATGGAACCCGAAGAACTTCAGCGCACCGCGGCGCTGAGTGCATGTTTGTTTCACCGAGCGGCTTTAATTAAATGGGATTTTGGAAGTAACCTTTTGGTTATTCGGGACTCCCCCCCCTGTTTGTCCGCAGGGGGATTAGAAGACCGTGGGCACCATCATCGGAATTGGGTGTCATGTTGATGCTGGGGTAGGAGAGCACTCTATTGCTTTGTGGACCCCTTCCTTGTATTCCCCAGAAGTGTTCATTGATCACGGGAAGTGGAAGGCTCGCCACTATAGGCGACCCAGCATTTTGTAGGGCGACGAAACCCGAAGGTCTGACCTTATGGTTCAGTAGGCGTGGGCTGCCACTCACGTTGAAGAGCTAGGCGCCGTACCGACGGCTGCAAGGGAATGTTAACCGGTTGTGCTAGTCGGCATTCCCAGGTGAGGGCCAGGCGGACATGGAGTAGCGCCCATGTCGGAACTAGCCATTCCGAGTGCCATTTTGGCATTCCGTCCCCCCGACCTGCATGCGCAGCAGTGAGGCCTGTGATGGACTTGGTCGAATCTGCGTGGTGGGGTGATTGCCATTTCGTGGTGGGCTAAGATTATTGGGGGAGTGACCCCAATTTTCGATTATGTTCAAGCAATCCAGTGGGAAGGGCTACGGGTGCGCTTGCGTGGCAGCGCGTTGTGTGAGAGCGACTTAACGGGGCGGGGTTGTG